TTCGTCGAAGGCAAGAAGGCCAGCAACGAGGCAGTGCAGCGCGAGATGCTGGGTTATCTCGGTCAGCAGGGTAAGTCAGCCGACGAGGCACTGATGGAGATCATGTCTTACCTTTACGGTACTGCCCCACCGCGCCTTGTAAGCGGCGCAGGCGGGGCAGCAGGCGGGGCGGCTGGTATTGGCATCAGTGGCTACACTGGGCCGCAGTAATCAGTCGCTGGTCTCTTCTGCGAACTTGCGGATGTGGAAGAAAGTCACGATGGGGACGCCGTAGCGGTTACGAGTCGTCTCCAGCGTGATGTTCCTGTCTTTCACGTTCTTGCCGCCAGACTGAAATAGCGCCAAGAACAAGGCACTCAGATCAGCAGCGTCAGTCCGCATCAACGACGCTTTATCGTACAGTCCAGTGCCGTGCAGCGCCTTCTTCAAATGGGCGTGAACACGTTTAATCGACCAGACCCCGACGCCGTAGTCAGCAACAGCCTCGTAGAGCGGCTTGTACATCATCTCGGTCTGGAGCGTGGCGGTAGCGTCCTTGCCTACAGTGCCGACAGGCGGTTCCGCAGACACAAGCACAGGCGCGTTGATTTCGTAGCCTTGCTCACTGATGCCGAGCAACTCTGTCTCCACGTCGAAGTAGAAAATCTTCTCATCGTCGATAGACCGTGCCATCAGGATGCGCAGTTCAAGCTGACCAGTCTCTTCGTTCTTGTTCAGCGTCAGCAGGGTGTCGGGTTCTGCCTGAATGTTGCTGGAGCCACGCGGCCCGCCACCGTTCTTGGTATTGTGGTGTATGATGACGACTGAGGCTTTGATGCCTGCGTCTTTGATCTTGGCGATGATGTCGAACACTGCTGACGTGTCTTCGACGCTGTTCTGGTCACCTCCCGGCATCGCCTTCGTCAGCGTGTCGATGACGATGACGCCTATCTGCTTCTCGCCCTTGTTCTGCCACCATGCGTCTGCTGCCTTGATCTTCTCGACCAGATTGATGCGCACAGACTCGTCGAGGAGGTTCACGCCGTCTTCTACCGTATAGAAGGGGAACGTAGTCTCGTCGATGAAGCGGTTGTTGAGCGGATCGTGGCGCTTCTTCCACGCGACCAGACGCTTTCGGATTGCTGTCTGGCTTTCGAGAGCGAAGTAGAGAACGGGGCGGCGGTCCTTCACAGTCAGCGTGTCGTCAAAGTCTATGCCTGCGGCGATGTGCATAGCCAAAGTTTGGCTGACGAGCGTCTTTCCTGCCTTCGGGTCTGCGGAAATCAGCGTGACTTCGCTGGCGTGGTAAATCGGGTGCATGATGAATTCCTCACTCAGAACGTCCAGTTGTTCGTGGCCGAAATAGCCGCGCGATCTGGCAAAAGGGAACTCGTCACCGTAGTCCTCCGCTCTGACTATGGGAAGCTGTGTGGACTCCTCTCGGATAGCAGGGAACAGTGACGCCGCCATGTCCTTGAGCCAGTCAGGAGCGACCTCGCGCAGCCCATCTGTCTTAGACGCAGTGTTGTATTTGGCGTGGCCGCTGCTGACAATCCGCGTCAACTCTCCGCTTTTGTCCGCCATGATAGGCTCCCAGCGGTCGTGGCGCGGATGCTTTGGGCTGGCGGCAACAGAAGCGTTCATCAGCCCCATCAGCGTGGCCTGCACTGCTTCCATCGGCTCTCCTGCCGCAGACAGCTTGGCGGCAAGCTGCGTCAGGCTGTCGTGGAAGTCGTCGCCACTCAGGATGTTCTTCTTCAGCGCGTCGATGGACGTAGCTGACTGTGCTGACCGCGCTGCCTTCAGGCTATCGACCAGCACACGCGGCGCACTCGCTACGCCTTCGCGCTCGACTGTGTATCCGGGTGACGGCGGCAGGACGATGTAGCCGCCTTCTCCTTTGACTTCGACGCCCTTGGACGGCTTACAGTTCGGAAACTCCTCAGCGCGGAAGATGTAATGCCGCCCGCCGTTCCTAGTGGCGTGGACGCGCGTAGCCGGGAGAAGCCCGCTCTCCGTCAGTCCCTTGATGTAATTCCGCGCAGCAGCGCCTGCGTCACCTTCCTTGTAGGTGTCGGCGTCGATAGCGAAGAGGCCAGAGGCCGCGCCCATGCGGCCCCCAATACCGTGAAGGCGGCTACCAGCTTCCTCGAACATCTTAGTGATGACGACAGGGTCGGTGCTGGCGTCATAGAAGCCGTTGGCTGTCAGCGGGCGCTTGTCGTCGCCAGTAGGGAATACTGGGACTCCAGCCTCAGCCCATTCGATAGCGGCTTCAATCAGGTCAGAAACCACAGGGCTGTGCATGTTCATGCCTTCGATCCAATCTCGTCCCAGTAGCGCGCCAGTAGTAGCGACTCGGCGCGGTTATGGTCCTTCTTGCGGGTGAACAAGTCAGCGCGGTCAGGCCACAGTTCCAACGCGCGAAGACGCGCAGGCTCCTTTGGGTTCTGAAGGGTAACTTGGATTTTCATGGCGGGCTTCCAGACGCTCGGAGGAACCAGCCTGTAGGGAATGCGCAGTCCAGCGCAAATGCCCTCAGTCAAGAACATGGAGCCGACAAACGGGATGCCCGCACTCAGGCTTTCGTTCGGTCGAATAGTGACGCGCTCAATCAGCACCATAGGCGTGTAGCCCATGATCGACGCCTCATTCTTCAGCCCACGCAGGATGGACGTAATCAGCGCGGCTTGGTTCACCCAAGACGCCGTCTTCCTCCCTGCCTTCACCATCTGCACAGCGACTTCCTCGTCGCTGTAGACGTTGTAGGGGCTTCCTTCCACAAGAGCGCCGATAGTCAGCGGCGAACCGGGGTCAATTCCAATAGTGAACATGGTCAGGTCTCCTTAGCAGAATTGTCAGTGTGCCATTAGAAATGGCGTCTGTGAAGCCGCACAATATAGTGTTGTCGTATTAGTGCGGCCACTAGATGTAGTTACGGCTTCGCCGCCCACGATTTGCCTACGGCGCTTTCGCTCAGATTTGCAGTCTCGCTACCGGGGAAGATGTCCAGCCAAGCCTGCCGCATCTCCTCGACCATAATCTCGCGCAGTTCCTCGCCGCGTCCTTCCTCCGACAGCATCAGCAATTCGTCGTGGATGGACGCCAGCATCCGAGCGCGGAAAGGCAGTTCCCAGACCTTCTGGCCCATGCGCGTGACTGCGCGATACATGACGTCAGCAGCCGCCCCTTGGATGGGGTAGTTTGACGCCACAGGCAGCGACCGCTCGTTTTTGTGGACGTAGACAGTGCGCCCAGACTTGATTGGCAGCAGACCATCCGTGTTCATTTTGTCGAACATACGGAAGCGGAGCGCATACGCTTCGGGGTAGCGTTCTGCCCACTTCTCGACGAACTCCGCTGCCTCGCCGTCAGAGCAACGCAGCACGACTGCCAGAGCAGCGTTGCCCGCCCCGTAAGTAAGCTGAAAGCTGAACGCCTTAGCTTTCGAACGCATCTCCTTGGCGCGCGGGTCTTTAGCTTTTAGCCGCGCTTTGAAGTCAGCAGGGTCCACGCGAAAGAGCGTGATGGCGGACTCGGCGTGAACATCGCCGAATATGACGTCCTGCTTGAGTTGCTTGTCGTTACTGACCTCAGCCAAGACGCGCAGTTCGATGCCGCTGTAGTCCGCCAGCACCATGTCAGTGCCAGCAGGGGAGATAAAGGACCGCCGCACCAGAGGATTGCGGGGAATGTTCTGGAGGTTCGGGTTCGACGACGAATAGCGGCCAGTCACCGCCTGCGCGATGTTGAATCGACCATATACGCGCCCAGCCAACTGCTGCTTCGTCAGCAGCGTCTCGCCGTAGGTGCCGAGGTATTTGTCCGCGCGGTTGAACACCATCAGCGCCGCCAGCCACCGCGAGAACGGGTAGGGCGCGCGGAAGGATGCCTGCCGCAGTTGCTTGCGGTCAGTCTGTAGTTGCTCGGACTTGTCGGTCTTCGGCCATGCCCGCAGGCTCGTCTCGTCCAGCACAGTCTTGATGAAGTCAGACAGTTGCTTCTTCGACCGTAGGTTCTCAATCATCTCAGGCGGCGTGAAGCGGCGCAGTACTTTCTCTGCTGCGTCGCGACGCAGCGACCACATGCGGATGAGGCGGCTGTGATGCTTCTCGTCGATGGACATGCCCGTATCTTCCATCTCCGCAGTGCCGCGCCAAGCGTCGTTGAGGACGCGGAAGCCGTTCCATTGGGCGGGCGTCAGAGTCGCCTCCCACATCTTGAACAGTTCGTAGGTGTCGTCGGCGTCTTCGTAGCCGTAGTCGTATTGCTCCTGCGACAGCGCGGCCACTGCCCAATCAGAAGCCTGGAGGTGCTTGTTGTCGCGGGTCTTCCCAAGATCGCGCTTCACCATGTCCGCAAGCGACAGCGGACGCCCGCCCAGCTTCGCCTTCGACATAACACCAACGTCGTAGAGAATGACGTCAGGACCGTCAGTAGCGTAGTCGAACCACCGCCCCTCAAAGCCAGCGTTGAACACGGCCCACGGGCAGGCTTCCGCCAGCAGACCAGCGTAGTCATTGAACGGCGCGCAGAAGATGTGATCGAAGACAAACTTGCCAGCAGGCCCGCAGATACAGGTCAGCCGCACGTCAGCTTCATGGGGGCGCAGCCCAGTCGTCTCAAAGTCGAGCGCGTGAACGCGCCCTGAGTCAGCGATGGCGGCAATGATTTCGCGGGCGCGGTCGTCGTCAGTGACAAGTTCGTATTGACGAGATGGGGTGGTCATTCTATTCTTCCTTTAGGTCTTAGCAGAACCTTGCTTCTTTCGAGAAGCGCAAAGCCCCCGGTTTGGTCGCCGGGGGCTTTGTTCGTTTTACAGGACGCCGCGACGACGGCGGGCAGGAACCTTGTCACCGCCGCCCTCAGACTCACGCACCAGCGCGTCGATGTCAGCGTCAGGGTCTTGGGCCAGTTCGCCAACAGCAGCATCAGACAGCCAGCCGTAGACTTCCAGCTTCGGCTTGTAGTTCTTCTGGCCCTGCGCCTCGAACTTCTCCTTGCCAAGCTGGATCAGCGGCCACGCGGGGCGACCAGCACGCAGGCGCTCTGCCACTTGCGCCAGCAAGTCAGCAAAGACAGCCACGCCAGACTTGGAATTGATCTTCCAGTAAGCCTGACGGTCGTCTGCTTCGACGGACTTGATGACCATTGCCTTGGCTGCGAACCAGCCTTCGCCCTGCGATTGGTTGAACGGCCCCATTTCGTCATGGGCAGGCGCGGCGATGTGCTGCCCGTTGTAGATGTTTGCCATCCGCGTAGCGGCAGTCTTGCCGCCCTTCCAGCAGACGTAACCATCCTCGAAGGAAGCGATGTTCACCAGCCAGACTTCCGACTGGTCGATGTCTTCCTTCTCGCGCCCAAACTCGTAGACTCCGCGCTTACCCGTAAAGTTGAGGTAGACGGAGCCGTCTGGAGCGCCGCCGAGCGCGCCCTGCGAGGCAGAGGCGGACACGGCGTCAGCCATCGCCTGCGCGTTAGCGAGGGCGACAGGTTTGCCGAAGGGCGAGGTAACAACGTCGTTTGCCATAGTGTGTCTCCTGTGGCTGTGTTTCAGTTTTCTGTCTTCGCGCTGACTTCCAGTCGGATCGACGGCTTGCCAACCTTGTAGAAGCCATCGCTGCTGACGCCCGTCGCCTTCTCATAGGCTTTGACGTCCAGCGTTTTGCGCCCAGCCACTTCAGTGACTGCAACGCTGTAGGCCGCAGTGTCGAACACATACTGGTTCTCGCTGACAGCATACTCCTTGATGGTGGCGGACAGCACGTCTGCCCTCTCCTCCAATGCCTTGATCTGCTCCTTGATGGAGCCGTATTCCCTGACTGACTCAGTGATACCGCGCGGCGCGAACTTGGGCATGATGGGCTTTTCCGCCGCCCGCTGTTCGCGGTTAGCTGCCTGAATGGCGCTGCACTCTTCCTTGTAGGCGCAGAACGAGCAGCCGTTGTTGGTCAGCCCCTCTGCTGGCAGATCAGCAGGCGACGCTGCCTCGAACAGCAGGCCAGCACGGATTTCCGCCCGCTTGGCTGTTTCGCCGTCGTCGTAAGCAACCTCGAACTGGCGCATCCGCTGAAAGTCAGACGCGTCGACATACAGCACGATAGCCTTGTCTACCCCGAAGTTGTGATAATTTAGCAGCCACATGTTCTGCTGCACTTGAGCCAAGTGCTGCGGCTTTGGCGCGGTCATGCCTTCAAGGTTGGTGCGCGGGTCCGCTGACTTGAACTCCAGCAGCGTGAACACGCCGTCCTTCCAGAAGACACCGTCAGGCGTCCCAGACAGCCCTGCGTCGTCGCACAGGAAAGACCGCTGGTTTTCCCCGTGCAGCATGATGCGCTCACCGACGCCCAGAGACTCGACGAGTTGCTCTACTACCCACGCTTCGACAGCATGGCCGCGCTGCGCCATGCCCCACTTGTCGAATGCGCGCGGCATCGTCTTCGAGAACTTCAACTCACGCAGACAGCGAAGGTTCTCGGACGCAGTCAGAACTGCATTGCGGTCGAGCCGCGCTTTCTCATCGTCATATAGAGGCCAGTCAGATGCTTGCGCCGCAACGCTATCGCTGATGCGCTGGATTAGGTCGATGGTCATATCAGAACTCCGGGTTGCCTTTGTCGTCGAAGACAGGCTGCTTGAACGACCAGTCGAGAATGGCTTTCTGCTGCCGCAAATAAAAAGCGCGACGGACACCGATGGCGTCCAGTTCGCGCTCAAGGTAGGCAGGCATCTCCAGCAGAGGATCGTCGGTCAGGGTCATAGCAGTGTCGCGTGTTTTGTGTGTCGTGTCTTGGATACTGTGAAGGCGAACAGGTCAGTCTGTCAAGCGCCCTTTTTCTATAATCGTCCTACACTCCCCGGCAATGGCCGCGTATGCCGCCGCGTCGATGTAGTTGTCGTCCTTGGGCGACGCGACAGTGCGCGACGCCTTCGCCATAATCATAATCCACGCCATGTCCTCAGCGTCTAGAGCGAGGTCTACGCCGCGCTTTCCACTAAG